AAATTACAAACACATGGGTAATTAAATGATTCCATTACTTTTCTTTGGATGTTTATTTGCTATTGGTGGTGGTGCTTTTGCCCTAATGTGGGCTAACATTAAATCAATTAATGAAATAAATACCCCTATCAAAACAATCAGACATCCAGAAGCACCTCTTCCTGGTGAAGAGGTAATGTATGTTGATCTAACTAGAGAAAAATTAGAAAGTCTATACGATGAGTCATCGTCAGATTGAGTAGACTTTACCGTTAATATGTGTTATAACTAGAGGGTGTAACAACCCTCTTTTTTTTATGTTTAAACATATTTTGCCGTTATTGCTGTTCGCAAGTCCAGTAATGGCGGAACCCACAAAGGGATACAATAGTTATGACGCTATGGGGTGTATGCTTTTGCGGGAATGTACCGATGGAGTCAAACAAGTCTCTAGCCTTTTGGATATCTCTAGTGAGTATCCCAATACTACTGAGTTTACTTTTGTTTCTAATGAATTCAACAGAATGCTCGTTGCTCTTAAGCGGGTCGGAGTTAACGTGTTTCTAGCAGATGAAAAATATTTTCCTACCATGCATCGTGGTGTTTATCACACTGTAGGTAATAATTTCTTCCTCAACAAAAAATATATGAATACTCCTGGATCATTGATGATGGTCATGCGTCATGAAGGATGGCATGCTGCTCAAGATTGTATGGCTGGTACTATTAAAAATTCATTAATTGCTATCATTCTACCCGAGAAACAAGTTCCTATGATCTGGAGAGTGATGGCAGAGCGTACATATCCTGAGAGTGCTGTACCATGGGAAGCAGAAGCAGGTTGGGCAGGTCGTACAGAAGGTATGACTATGAAAGCTCTAGAAGCGTGTGCTAATGGTAAAATGTGGGAGGTCTATGAACCAACACCTCTGACTAGGGAGTACCTTGAAAAAGAGGGGTTTATACAGTAAAATGTACACGCTGATTAATTACTTAACAGCATTTTGGACGGTTGCAGTAATGAATTGTATTCAACCAGTAAACTGGAAATACTGTTATCGAATTGATCAGTGGTTGATTCCAGATCTTTATCGCGGTGTTAAAATTTATTTTGATAAAGATCACAAACTTTTGTATAAATCAGAAAAAGATTACTTAAAAAACCATGAAAATTTTTCTAGACACAGCGGATACTGAACTGATCTCAAAATATTTCAGTACAGGACTAGTTGATGGTGTAACAACAAATCCATCTTTGATCATGAAGAGTGGTCGTAATCCTGAAGAGGTTTATCAAGAGATCAAAGACATTGGTGTCCCAGACATTAGTATGGAAGTCATGGGCTCTGACCTTGAAATGTATGATGAAGGAATTCGTCTTTATGAAAAGTTCGGTGATGTTGCTACCATCAAAGTCCCATGCACACGCGAGGGTCTGATCGTCTGTAAGCGTCTCTCTGAACAAGGTATTAAGGTAAACGTCACATTGATCTTCTGCGCCTCTCAGGCGGTCCTTGCAGCAAAGGCAGGGGCAACATATGTCTCACCTTTTGTAGGACGCCTTGACGACCAATCTGTGGCGGGTCTAGAGGTTGTTCGATCTATCTCTGAACTCTTCCGCATTCATGGATGCAGAACTCAGGTTCTCTCGGCTTCTATCCGTAGTGTTCAACGTGCAATTCGTTCATGGTATAATGGTGCCGAGATTGCAACTATGCCTCCTAGTGTCCTGGAGCAAATGTATGATCATATCCTGACAGACAAAGGCATGGAAATCTTTGAACGTGACGCAGCAAACATTAAAAACTGATATATAAATCAGAAAAAGAAACAAATGCTACTGTGGATACTTACAACATCACAATTCAAACTCCTGAAGGAGAAGAAACTATAATTCAATGTGAAGATGATACTTACATCTTAGATGCTGCTGATGAAGCAGGTATTGATCTTCCATATTCGTGTCGTGCTGGTGCCTGTTCTTCTTGTGCTGGTAAGATTGTATCTGGAACTATCAATCAAGAAGAACAATCTTTCTTGGATGATGACCAAATTGAAGCAGGATTTGCTTTGCTATGCGTAACATATCCCACATCTGACTGTACTATTCAAACTGAAAAAGAGGAGGAACTCTACTAATGGGAACTTTTATTATCTATTCTATGGACGGTTGTCCTTATTGCACTAAAGTTGCTGATTTAATGAGGAGAGCTGAACAGAAACACGTTGTTTATAAATTAGGTCGAGACTTTCAACGTGACGATTTTTATGAAGAGTTTGGAGAAGGAGCTACATTTCCCCAAATTGTACTTAATCGCAAACAACTCGGTGGATGCACGGAAACTGCACAGTTTCTGAGGGAGAACAATCTAGTCTAGTGGTAGCACAAATGGATGAAGAAATCTACGACATCGTAGAAAAGGCAGTTGACTATTCTTTCAGTCACAAATTTCCCCTTAAAAGTTTTTACACGTATTTAACTCACAAGAAATATAAACGAAAAGAAATTCAGGAATTTCTTGATAGTTCTACTGTAAAACATATTGAAGGAACCGTTGACGATTTGACCGAATATCTTAGAGGAGGTCAAGATCGAGAACATAAAGCTCTTAAAGAAGCATATGGGTTTTTAGGGAAACCAGAGGCAAGAAAAGTTAAAACCTATCTTCAAAAAATTATTGACGACGCCAAACAGTATCATTATGATCGACGACCAGGAAGACGAAAAAAGCAATCTAAATAGTTCAACTCTCGGTATCAACCGAGGATTTGAACTGATGTTAAGACAAGAAGGAAGGGAGGAAGAGCCAGAACCAAGAAAGTTCCATGTAATTTTTGGGAATGTCGTATCTTTCTTCCAAAGAGAGATAGGCTTTCACTTTGAATTCTATTTTGATCATAAAAAAAAGTAAATCTCGGAGGACGGGAAAATGTTAGCAGTAACATTAACGATAGGGACATTGGTAACAATAATGTTCTTTTTTGTTGGAGGTATGGTGGGTTGGTTAGCTAAAGAACATGTCTATAGCACTCAAACCGTATATACACATCCCGAAATGTTCGATGAAAATGGTAATATTTTACCCGATGAAATTTTAGCAGTACGATTTGAAAACGGTTATGACGAGCTCGACGAAGAAGAAGACGAAGGTGAATCTTGATTTACCTCCAAATCCATTTGTATTTGAAGTCTTGGACCTTGTAGATAAACAAAGGTCCAAGGCTAAAAAAATTGAAGTACTTCAAAAGTACGAATCAATTCATATTAAAACAGTTTTTATTTGGAACTTTGATGATACTGTTATTTCTCTTCTCCCAGTAGGAGAAGTTCCGTATGGTAATCTTGTAGAAGATGGATCATCTAGAGGAAATCTATCACAAAAGATTTCAAGTAGAACCAAAGGAGATAATATCTCATATAATGGTACTGAAGAAGATATGAAAGCACAAAAATCTTCTATTGCAAATGAGTACAATAAGTTTTATAATTTTGTACAGGGAGGTAATCCTTCTCTAAACGCTATCAAGCGAGAACTGATGTTTATCAATATACTTGAAGGTCTTCATCCACGCGAAGCAGAAATCGTCGCGTTGATTAAAGATAAAAGGCTTGGTGAACGATATAAAATTACAAAAGCATTAGTAACTGATGCATATTCTGATATTTCTTGGGGAGGTCGTAGTTGAAAATTAAAATAATTCATCAAGGATGCGATCCTAGTCTTTCTGAGGATCGTTCTCTTCCTACTAATTCATACTTAATAGAGTATCTACAAGATGCAATTACTTGTTATGATATAGTTATGGCTAATAAAAAGGCAGATATTTTTGATCACTATTGGGATCATTATCGCCGTGACTTTAAGGATATGACTCAAACTGAGGGACGAATCAGTCCAAAGTTGTGGGGTATTCAACCAAAGGGAGGTAAAAAGAAATGAGCGGATTTGGAAACAAACCAAAGAAAAAATCTAAGACAAAGGTTATCAACGAAGATGAGTATGATAAGTTGGTGAAAAAATATAAGCGTATTAAAAAGTTTATGAATTCTCCATTGCATGAAGTAAAGCGTGTTGATGGAGTAAAAACGATTGTAGAAGACTTGATGGATGAATATGAGAATGGTCTAGATGATTATTATGAAAAGAATCCTGATGCATTAAAGGAAGAAGAAGACGAAGGCGAAGCTCACTACGCTCAAGACCGTGTTGATTATCAAATGGGTCTTGAAAATTTTCTGAGTAAAAAAGGTCATGGTCAGGCGTATGGTGATAATGGAAAGCACCTGGGATTTGAATAATTAATTACAAAATAAGGGGAAAAAAATTCCGGCAAAATTTTCTCGCGTGAAGTTTTTTAAAAGTGTAGCGCCTTATACCAAATTGGTTGACTATATAGAATATGATGGTCTATAATAGACCTGTCGTTCATCCCCCGTAAGGAGGACGCAAGTAAGTCGCGGAACGGAGCGTTCATCCCATGATTGAATTACTTCTATACTCGACACTCACCTGCACTCAAGCCGATGCTATTATGCTGAAGATTAGGGCAAGTGAATACCTTGATAATCAAATCAAGGTAGAGTTAGTTGAGACTGTAAAAGAATCAACACCAGAATGTATTCACTACTGGGACGCAAACGACTGAAGGAACGGAGTAAAATCCCTACT